CGCTCCGCGCATGGCTCAGAAGTTCATGCAGGTCAGTCTGAAGTTTGCAAATGCGCCGTCAACGGCGCATTTACAGAAGCTCGGTAAAACCAAGCTGATTGAAATGCTGGTTCTGGATGATGAAGAAATCAAAGAGCTGGAATACGCCGGTTCGGTGCGCGGTATCGCCCTGGACGAAATCGACCGCATGAGTTGTTCCGACTTGCGTAAACAGCTGCGCGACGCCAAAGCCAAGGACGAAGCCAAAGACAAACTGCTGGCCAAAAAGAACGGCGAAATAGACCAGCTGCACACCAAACTGGATGGCAGCGCCGCCCGCCTTAACACCCCCGAAGAGCTGCTGAATCACAGTCTGACAGAAGTCACCACGCTGACACAGCAAATCACCGAGACCCTGGGTACCACCTACCGCAAATGCCTGACTCAGATATCCGATCACCATGCACTGGGTGGTGGTAATTCGGACGACATTCTGGTCGGTCTGTTAAATCAGATTGAACGCGAAATACAGGAACTGCGCGAAGCGTTTGCCCTGATTAATACCGAAGGTTGGGACACGGAGGCCTGATATGGCGCTGCCCGCTGAAATGCTGGTCGATGCCTGGCGGGCTGCCGAAGCCGCCGGTCATGGCCAAAAGCAACCAATACTAAAAGACCTGGCTGATCGCCTGGGGGTTTCTATGGCAACACTGTACCGCGAGCTGGAAGCGCTGGGCCTTAAAAAGGGCCGCAAGCAACGCACCGATGCTGGCAATAGGGTGTTGTCATTGGCCGATGCCCAGACCATCAGCGCGTTCATGATGCAGGGCTACCGCGCCAACAACAAAAAGCTGACCACCGTGCGCGGTGCGCTGGAGGTGTTGCGCGCTAACGGCATGATCGCAGCGGGCCGTGTGGATGAAACCTCCGGCGAGTTTTTCCCACTGTCCGAGAACGCGGTTGCCAGAGCCTTGCGCCAGTACGGCCTGCACCCTGATCAGCTGCGCCGCCCGGCACCCAGCCGTCAGCAGCGCAGCGCTCATCCGAATGACGTGTGGGAAATCGACGCCTCTATCAGCACATTATTCTATGTGCCGGAAGACGGCCTGAAAGACATGGCCCCCGGAGAGTTCTACAAAAATAAACCCGGCAATTTTGAAAAAATCAAACGCCAGCGCCTCACGCGCTATGTGATTACCGACCACACCAGCGGCGCTGTTTTCTGCTGGTACGTAGCCGGTGGCGAAAGCATTGCCAACCTGGGCGAAAGCCTGCTGGAAGCCATGCGCGAAAAACAAGGCGAAGCCCTGTACGGCGTACCCTTTTATCTGTACTACGATCCGGGTTCAGCCGCGACCAAAACCTTTAAACGCTTCCTGCGCGCCCTGAGCATTAACCCGGTTGTTCACTCGGTGGGCAACGCCCGCGCCACCGGCCAGGTCGAGGTTCACCACAACATTGTCGAAACCAAGTTCGAGGTCGGCTTTAAGTTTGCTCACGTCCCGAATATCGACTGGATTAACGAAAAAGCCCGCCAGTTCTGCCGCTGGTACAACTCAACACAAAAGCACAGCCGCCACGGAAAAACCCGTCTGAATGTCTGGATGGAAATCACCCAGTTCCAGCTGCGTATTGTCGATGTGGATTTAGCCCGCGAACTGCTAACCCGTGAACCGGAAGAGAAGAAAGTACGTGACGATCTGCGCGTGTCGTTTAAAGGCAACCTGTACGACGTATCCGGTATTCACGGTGTTCGCATCGGTGAAAAGCTGGCCATCACCGTCAATCCGCTGCAACCGGATACCGCCTATGTCGCCACCTGGGTGGATGGTCAGGAACTGCTGCAGCCGATCCGGAAGGTTGAGAAAGACGAACACGGCTTTGAAGCCGACGCGCCACTCATTGGCCGCGAATTCAAACCCATGGCTGACACCGAGCTGGACACCAACCGCAAGGCCATTCAGCGCCGCATCTATGAGGTAGACACCGACGAACAAGCGGAGCAGGCAGCCAAAGCCAAAACCGTACCGTTCGGTGGCCGTATCGACCCATACAAACACATGGAGAATTTGCCCGACGTTGCTGTGTTGCCGCGCCGTGGTGTCGCACACCCAGCAACAAAAGACAGCCGTATTGCAGACCGCATGCTGACCCATGCAGAAGCGGCTCTGCAGCTCAAACAACAGACCGAATGGACACCAGCCCACTATGCCGAAATCACCCGCCGTTTCCCCGATGGCGTGCCAGAGTCGGCCATCAGTGAGCTTGCACAGGAGTGGAATAGCGATAGCAAAGCCATTAAAGGAGGCAGCGCATGCTGAAGCTGAACGCCGCTCTTGAAGCGTTAAACATCACCCGGCAAGAGCTGGCCGCCCATGTAGGCATTGGCCGCTCCGCCATGAGCGTTATCTGTAACCACGGACACTGGCCAGCCAGCCGTGACAAGAAAGAGCTGCAGCAGCGTATTACCAGGCTGCTGCAGGAAAGAGGTGCCAGCGCGCCAACGCTGGCATCCCTGTTTGACCCTGCCACCAACGACAATGCGCCCCACAACGAAAAAGGAAGCGCGGAATCACCCAAGGAGAACGATATGTTACTGCGTAAACAACCTTTGTATCCACTCACTAAAAAGCACTTTCAGTTATTTGCCGACCCATTCGGTGAGCTGACCGACGCTGCCCAGGTATACGACACCCCAGACGTGCGCTACGTGCGTGCCGCCCTGGCACAAACCATTAACAGCGAGCGCTTCATCGCCGTGTGCGGTGAATCCGGCGCGGGTAAAAGCACACTGCGCCGTGACCTGCTGGATCGCATCAACCGTGAAAGCCTGCCCATCATCGTTATTGAACCCTATGTGCTGGGGCTTGAAGACAACGACAACAAAGGCAAAACCCTGAAGGCCACCGACATTGCCGCCGCCATTATTCGCACCGTCGATCCACAAGCCCGCATCTGCCAGACCGCCGAAGCCCGCTATGCCCAACTGCACCGCGTGTTGCGAGAGTCGCGCCGCGCTGGCAACCGTCATGTGCTGATCATCGAGGAAGCCCACGGCCTGAGCATTCCAACCCTGAAGCATCTGAAACGTTTCTACGAACTGGAAGATGGCTTTAACCGCCTGCTCAGCATTGTGCTGATTGGCCAGACAGAGTTGGCCCAGAAGTTGGCCGAAAACCGCAGCGAAGTCCGCGAAGTAGTGCAGCGCATTGAGCTGATCACCCTCGACCCGATGGACAACCACCTGGAAGGCTATCTGCAACACCGCCTGCAGGCGGCGGGCAAGCAGCTGAGCGACATTATTGAACCTGCCGCTATCGATGCCTTACGCGCAAAACTGACCGTACCAGCACGCGATAAAGCCAGCCGTGCCATCAGCCTGCTGTATCCGCTTGCGATCGGTAACCAGTTGATTGCCGCCATGAATATGGCCGCCGATATTGGCGCACCACGCGTTACCGCCGACGTAATTAAGGCGGTGTGATATGGCTCAGATTAATTCCATTTATGCCGACCGTCTGATGGCGGTTGCGGCGGCAATCGGCAGGCTTTCGGCTCTGGGAGTGGCCGTAATCGAAATCGACATTAACCGCGCACGCCCGGTAATTAATGTTCAGCCCTGCGCGGCTGTTCGTAAATTAAAGGGCGTGCAGTTTGCACGCCGTGGCACACCGACAGGCCCCGTGAACCGCCACCAGGCCAACCTGAACGATTGCCGGATTGAGTGGGAGGTTCACCCATGAGTAAGTATGCAGATCAATGCAATTACCAGGTTGCCTGTGGGCTGGCTCAGGCCAGCGACGCAATGAAAATCCTGATGAATCATGCAGTAGCTGTTTCCGCAATCAGCATCGCAGACGGTCAGCGAGTCACACTGGAAACAAGCAACGCCAGCGGTGTGCCGGGTGTGCGGGTCATTGCCACAATGTCTGCCGCCGGTAAAAAACAGGTTCGCGCCATGTGGGAAACCTGTGTGCTGCAATGGGAGGAAACCTTATGCCACTGATTAAAGCGCTTTTTAAAAATGTGCCGGCACTGGTGTTATTGATTGGGGCGGTGGTGTTGCTGCAAAACCACGCCATGAACTGGTGGATGCAGTACGACCAGGCCACTGGCTGGCTGTGGAGTCTGGTGATTGAGGCTGGTGCAATCTGGCTGTGGTCGGCCAAAAACGGCTTACGCAACGGCATTGCAGTATTCGCAACAGCGCTGGCGTTAATCGCACCACTGTACGACCTGGCAGAACCGGTATTAGATCAGCAACGCTCAGCAGAACAAGCCACCACAACTTTGCCGCAGCGTACACAGGCTGCCCGTGAACGCATTGCCTCTCTGGAGGCGTCGCTGGCCATGTACAACGCCAACAGTCAGACCCGTGCGGGCTGGTATGAATTAATTGCCAATACCCAGCAACAACTGACACAGGCCCGTGACAATCTGGCTCGCCTGCAGAATGAATCAGTAACAGCAGCTCCGGCGGCACTTAGCCTGTACCTGCCGCTGGCCATGCAAATGCTCGCACTGTGCATTTTGCAATGCCTGGTCGTACTGACGACCCGCACCCTGTTTAGTCACTCAAAACCGAACACAGCAGCACCCGCCGCTGGGGACGTTAGCGCCGCAGGAAGTGGCGCTGACTCCCACCCTAAATCCCTGCGCCATTCAGAAAAACCAGCAAAGCCCTGCGCCGCCAAAACCCGCCTGCGTGCGGCGGCGTAGTCACGCTATTAGACGAGCAATTTAATCAGGCAAAAAGAGTCAGGGGGCCACCGTGAACCATGAAAGCATTGCTAAATCTGCCATTAATACGCTGCAAGCGCACCCGCTAACACTGTGGATGGCAACCATGTTCGGAACCCGAATTACCGTTTTTGAAAACAGACGTATTTACCGTCTGAACCGCTGGCGCGGAAAGCTCTATTTCTTAGGAGAGAAAACGTGATCTGGATCGCTAAATGCCCGCATTGTGGGCCAGTAAGAATTGAACAAAAAACAAAACCAACCAGCTGCCCGCAGCAGGTTTTATTTGGTCAGCGCAGTTTCAGGATCTGCCGCCAAACCGTAACTGATGTGCGCAGCACGCGAGGTGGAAAGTGAAAACAATCTTTTTTGAAGACCAGGGGCAAGATTTTCTGGAATGGGACATTAACGACGAAAACGAAGTAATCGACAGCCGTCCATTTCAGAGTCGGATCTGGACAGGATTTAAAGTCGATCGCATAGCAGTTGGGGCGCAACCTCTGATCCTTAATCCGGCAGACCCTGATCGCGGCTGGCGTGTTCTGAACTATGAAATTGAAGCGATCAAGGAGCGCAGTGATGACCAGCAAGACTGAGCCGAAGATACCGCATCTTGCATCTGTGGCACTTCAGTCTGTTATCCAGGAGATGGCTGACCAGGATAAAAAATGGGGTGCCGATCGGGATCAGGATTTAAGTATCTGGAACCTGATTCTGACTGAAGAAACCGGTGAGCTGGCGGAAGCCATATTGCACTTTCAGTTCGGTGGAGAGAAGTGCTACGGGTTGCGAAAAGAAGCCGTACAGGTTGCGGCTGTCGCGTTACAGATCATCGAATATATCGACCGAAACGACCTTATGGAGCGTATCAATGAGTACTAACACTATCCCTGAAGGGTATATGCAAAACAGCCGGGGCGACCTGGTGCGTGAAAAAAACGTTAAAGACATCGATAAGATCGTCGACCAGTCTGTGAAAACTCTCGCTCAGCAGGCTCGTGAATTAAGTATGTCGCTGACGAAATTCAAACGCCTGGCGCTCGACGATATTCGTGAGCTGATCAAAATCGCGGGTGAAAAATACGGCGCAAGCCTGGGCGGCGATAAGGGGAATATCACGCTATACAGCTACGATGGCCGATATAAAGTCCAGCGCACCTTCGCTGACCGGATGACGTTCAATATTGAGATGAAAGCGGCAGAGAGCCTGTTCGATAAATATCTCGAAGCCATTTCTGCATCGGCAGAAAACGATATCCGAGTATTGATCAATGCGACGTTCCGGTCGTCTCGGGGGGATAAACTCCGCACCGCAGAGTTACTACGCCTGCTGAGTTATGACATCCAACATCCTGACTGGATTAAGGCGTGTGAGGCGCTGAAGAACTCCATCATGGTCGATGGAGCGACCGTTTACATCCGTGTATACGAGCGAGTAAACGACAGCGAAGCCTACCGAATTATTCCACTCAATATCACCGACGTGGGAGGCGGATATGAGCGTCCAACTGATAGCCAATAATCCTAATGTGCCGGATATCCATATTGATAACGACACGTTCTATGTACTGCTCAATGATCCGCTGAAAAAGGTTTTTGGAAATCCCGCGAAGATTAGTGTTAACGATCTTAAAGGCTGCAAGCTCCGGGCTGAAATCTGCGCCAGGGCTCTGGAACGATGGGAGCCTCCGAAAGGCTGGTTTCAGACCGGAAAAGAGATCAGCGGTCTGATTATGTTTATGGATTTCTTCCGCCGCTGCGGCGGCTTTACAGCAGTGTGAGGTCAGCATGTTTAAGAAAGAAGCAAAGCTGTCAGCAGCTAAACAGCTTGGTCTGCCGGATACCTACACGATCGTGTATGCGTCCATCGTTATTAATCACGTTACCGATTCAGAGGAAATGGGTGCAGCGGTTATTAATGCCGTTGATTCCTACCGCAAGAATTACCCGGAAGAAGAAGACGAGTGGCTGATTCACGAAGCGGAGCAATGTATCGACAAGCAATCCAGCCGCTGTGATTTACCAAAAGGCTGGTTCCTGGTCGAAATGGCGGAGCCGGATGGTGACGGCTACAGACCGGGTAAATTCGGACTGGTTAATTTGAGTGAATTCTATGGAGATGGCGATGAGTAACGATCGCACTGTTGAAGTGACCATTCAGCCATGCAAATTCTGCGGTTCGTTAAGGCTACAGTTTTTCAGGAACAGCTTTGACAAGTCGATGATGTGCTTGTGTGAATGCGGTGCTGTTGTGTCTTTTAAAATGCCTGATCAGTCTCCAAAAGCATTCTTCGAAAGATGGAACGGTGCTGCACACAAAGCTGAAATCAAACTCACTCATTAAGAGATAGCTGCGATGTCTGATAAACGAAAAATCCTTGAGAAGATCCGCAAGTGCCTGGCTCTTGCCAAAAGCAGTAATCCGCACGAGGCAGCAGCAGCGTTGCGCCAGGCTCAGAAGTTAATGGCAGCGCACAAGTTGTCGGAACAGGATATAGATCTGCTCAGTGTTAAGTCTGCCCGTGCAAATGCGGGCCGTGCTCAGAAACCGCCAAAATGGCAACACATGCTCGTTGGAGTCATCTGCGAAGCCTTTTCTGTAGAAGCTATTTTTCGATCTGGATTTTTTCAAAAAGAAACCGAGGTTGAGTTTATCGGTATTGAAGAGGCACCAGAGGTTGCAAGCTACGCATACGACGTGCTGCGTCGTCAATTGACCCGCGATCGGGCTGAGCATGTACGCAAGCAGAAACGCTGCAAGCCAGCGACAAAGAGCCGCCGTGGCGACCTTTTCGCTGAGCAGTGGGTGGTTGCCGTGTATTCAGTCATTGCAGATTTTATAAGTCCGGTATCGGAAAAGCATAAGACGTTGATAGCGGAATATAAAAATAAGAACCACGCGGAATTGAAAGCATTGAAGCCGAAAGAACATAGCGCCAAAGGTAACGACTTGCAGTCTCAGAATGAGGGTTACAGAAAAGGAAAAGAGGCCCAGTTAAACCGGGGAATGACCGGTACAAAACGCGAACTACTGGAGGCGTTATGAGTAACCGACAGAAGCTGATTGCACAAATCCATATCGGCAAGCAGCAGCTCGGCCTGGACGATGACACGTACCGGGCATTGCTTAAATCCGCAACGGGGAAAACCTCGTCTGCGAATATGGGCGTGATGGATCTGCATAAAGTGATTGAGGCGATGAAGCAGCGTGGGTTTAAAACCCGCCCGCCGAAAACCAGCGCGAAAAAAGCACCAGCAGATCTGCTGGATAAATTAAAAGCTGTTTGGGGCGATATGGCTGAAACAGGTATTCTGCGCGACGCATCCGATGCGGCATTGCGCAGTTATGTGCGCCGCCAGACGCGGGGCAAGTTTGAAGCCCCGGAGTTTTGCAGTAACGCCACGTTGATCCGGTTAATTGAATCGCTTAAGCAGTGGCAAAAGCGCGTACAAAACCAATCTCACTCCTGACCTTAAAGCAGGCGACCTTAACAGGAGGCCACTATGACCGCTGCCCGTAAATTAATGCGTGATGCCCCGGAGATGCTGACCGATTTGTTCGACACTGCATCTGCAGCAGCTCGCCGAGCAGGCCTGAATGACGAAGAGGCCGACACCATGGCACTGGAAATCATCGACACCCTGACCGAAGCCTGGGCCGGGCAGCAGTTGTATTTTGGTAAAGGAGCACGCATGCGTCTGCGTCAGCGTGACCTCGCCATTTACCAGGATTTTACCGGCGACAATCACGCAGAGCTGGCGGCAAAGTACAAAGTCAGCAAAGTGTGGGTTTATGCAGTGCTGCGCCGGGTGAATTACGAAATCAATTCTGAGGCGCAACAGTCGCTCCTGTAAGGCGCACAGCTACATCCGCCCGAAGAAAACCGTATCAAAGCGTTATAACGCGTTATAACGCGCAATTAAGACGCTTTGCGTAATGGCTTTCGGCATGCAATGCTGCCGACGGCTAAACTCCTGCCAGAAAACCTCAAAATATTTATAAACTGCGTTAAAAGACGCACCGCGCGACCCTCCCCGATACTGGCCTCACTCCGTTAAAGGTGAGCCAGTATGCCAAACCCAGTTATCCATTTATTCAAGCCCGGCACCCATATTGATATGGGTGGCCAGCAGCTCACGTTCAGCGAGTCTGATCTATCTGCCACGGTTGCGGCTTACGATCCTGCCAAACACGAAGCCCCGCTGTGCATTGGGCATCCGCAAGATGACGCACCTGCCTACGGCTGGGTGCAATCTCTGCAGATGGCCGCAGACGGCCCGGAAGCCATCCCGCACCAGGTCAATGCCGACTTTGCCGAGCTGCATAAGTCCGGCGCATTTAAAAAAGTATCCGCATCATTTTATCCACCGGCCAGTCCGCACAACCCTGTGCCGGGCGTTTATTACCTGCGCCACATTGCTTTTCTGGGCGCTCAGCCACCGGCCATTAAAGGGCTGCGTGCAGCACAGCTGGTTAATTACGCAGAGCAAGACGACTGCATCACCATCGAATTTTCGGAAGAAGCACCTGCTGCTGCCCAGCCAGCAGCGCCCGAACCTCAGTTACCCACTAAAGAGGAACACACCGTGAACACCGTGACTCCAGAAGAAGCCGCCGACCTTAAAGCTCAAAATGAAGCACTGAAGACGCAGCTGGCTGCTGCCAATGCCGCCCATGCAAAAGAAGCCGCTGACCGCGCGCATGAAAAGAACCTGGCATTCGCCGAGCAGTTGGCCAATGACACCCGCATTGGTAAAGACAGTGTGCCGGTTATTACCGCCGCACTGGATGCCCTGCAGTCGGTTGAAAACCTGAACTTCGGTGAAGGCGATGCGGCAAAACCATTGCACCAGGTGTTTTCCGAAACACTGTCTGCGATGCCCCCCCGTGTGGAATTCGGTGAAACCGCAACAGGTGATAACGCTGCATCCGAAGCCGATCAGGCTGAAGAAGATGCCGTGCAGTACGCGGAAAATACGCCGAAGGAATCCATTGAAATGGATAAAAAAATCCGCGCACACATGAAAAAACACAACGTTGATTACAAAACAGCGGCTTATGCCGTTGGTAATCAGTAAAGCCTGGCGATAACGCCACCGATCACCCCAGGAGAAACCTATGTCACGTTTAGCAAATTTGCGTGTTGTCGACCCCGTACTGACTCAACTGGCCGTTGGCTACAGTAATGCCGAGCTGATTGCCGAGTACCTGTTCCCCATGGTTGAAGTCGACAAAGAAGCCGGAAAAATTCCCATTTTTGGCAAAGAAAAGTTCCGTATTTACAACACCATTCGTGCGCTGCGTGCTAAATCAAATCGCATCCAGCCTGGTGATATTGACGGTAAGGACATCATTCTGGATGAACACGACTTGGAATTTCCAATCGATTACCGGGAAGACTCCGAAGCTGCATTTCCTCTGCGTGCCTGGGCAACTGATGTTGTCACCGAAGGTATTCAGTTGCGCCGCGAAAAATACTGCGCCGACCTGGCACAGAACGCGGCCAACTACGCTACCAGTAACAAGATTGCACTGAGCGGCACCAGTCAGTTCTCCCATCCGGGTTCTGACCCCGAAGGTGTTATTGATGATGGAAAGGCCGCCATCCGCCAGAAAATCGCCAAACATCCTAACACCATGGTTATCGGCTACGAGTCATGGCGTACGCTGAAGCGTCATCCCGCACTGAAAGCCTTGCTGTCCAATGACAGTAAACGCCTGATCCGCAAAGAAGACCTGCAGGATATTTTTGAAATCGAAAATATTGTTATCGGTATGTCCCTGTATACCGGAGCAAACGGTGATGTCGTTACCGATGTCTGGGGTGACAACATCGTACTCGCCTACGTTCCGCCAAAGCGTGGAGATAGCCAGCGCCTGATGTATGACGCCAGCTATGGCTACACGTTGCGTAAAAAGAACGGTCTGGGAATTGATTCCCGCACAGAAGACGGCAAGGTCGAGATTATCCGTAATACCGATACCTACCGTCCTTATCTGCTCGGTGCCGATGCTGGCTACCTGATCAGCGACACCAGCGCAGGCTAAGGGGGATTTATGGCAGCTCGTAAACAACCCCCGAAAGTAGCGGCTGATAAAGCCGCTGCCGACGCCAAAGCCGCTGAAGAAAAAGCAGCTCAGGAAAAGGCAGCCGCCGATGCCA